TGCATTTGTAGTATCTGTTGTCGCTGATGATGCTAAACCTGAAATTTTACTTGTTGAAATAGCAGCACTAGCACTAATGTCGCCATTGACAATGGTACCATCAGCAATCATTGTGCTTGTTACGGTTCCACTGTCACCTGTTGTAACTACTGTACCTGTTGTTGCAGGAAATGTTATAGTTGTTGTTCCTGCTGTAGCAGTTGGTTGAACTGTCACTGTTCCACTTGTACTACCGGGCATTGCAATACTTGAAATGCCAGTTAAGCCTTGATTTGCAGTTGTTCTGTTTAATGCTATAGAAGTTGTACCGACAAATAAAGATGAATTGCCTAATACGGCGCTAGGTATTGTTCCGCTAAGTTGTCCTGCTGGTAATGATGTTAAAGATGATCCAGAACCTGAGAATGTACCTGCTGCCAGAGTATCAGTAGAAGGATTATATGTAAATGTTGCAGCACTGTCTTGAAGTAGTGCATAATTGCCCGCTGTTGTTCCTGTATGATTAACAAAAGGAACTTTAAATGCGCTAGCAGTTGAAGATGTATTGATATAAGGCAAAACACCCGAGCCTAAGTTACCGCTTGCAACATTCGCCGCCGTGAGTGTTGTTAATCCTGAACCGTTACCATTAAATATTCCGTTTGCTGTAATATTATTCGCTGTAAGATTTGCAAATCTAAAGCCTGATCCTGAGATGTTTATGTTTGTGTTTGTTGATGGCTCTACTGTATAATTATCAAAGAATTTCCATACACCGTCTGTAGCATCTCTAAACAAACCCGTATGTAAATTGGCTCCACTGTAATAGTGGCCCAAAAAACCTAAATCCACTGCATCTGTGGTATTAAATTTACCTATTTGTATAATATTGTCTTCAACAATTAAGTTATTCGCAGTAACAGAAACAACATTTCCAGTAAATGTAACGTTACCTGTCACAGTTAAATCTTGAAATGTAACATTCGCTGAAGTACCTAAATCTTGGCCGATTGATGCGGTGAGAGAACCGCCTGCTGAAGTTAAAATTTGAAAGTTTGCATTACTGCTATGATAATTGAATGCAGATACACCAGCTACACTGACGTTTGCTGCTGAAGTAATACGACCCTGTGAATTAATAATAATTTGTGGAACTTGAGATGAACTACCATAAGCGCCTGCTGTGACACCTGAATTGCCAAGTTCCATTGTTACAGTGTTTGATGTAACTGCTGCTGTTATTCCGTTAGTGCCTCTAAATCCTAAAGTATCTGTTCCAAGCGTAATTGTGTCAGTGCCAGTATTGCCTGAAATACTTAGATCAGTAGAAATTGCAACGTTTGATGCACTCGTTATTCTTCCTGATGAGCTAACTACAATTTGAGGAATTTGTGTAGCACTTCCATAAGCGCCTGCTGTGACGCCAGATGGACCATACAAGTCATTAACTTGTGCGATAACTTCATTTGTTGTCGTTCTAAACTCGTTGAACGTATTTGATAACGCAACATTTGCAATTGTCATTGTTGATTACTCTTAGCTATTGTTAATAGTAGGGCTTTAATTTCACTTAGCTCAGACTTGAGTTCTTCCATTTCGGTTTTCATTTTTTCTACTTCTTGACTTCCGACAAATTTTTTTCTTTGTATTTTGTATTTCAATAGTGATTCAATATCTGTATTTAGCAGTGCTTTAGAATCTATATCTCGTTCAGTAAATCCTGATACGATTTCTTTCATTTTGACTTTTTCTGGTTCATATCTCATGTTAGTGCTAAAGCCTTTAAGTTTTTAACTCTTGCAGAAATTGAAGAATTATCTGATATGAAAACAATTTTAATCGCAAAATATTTAAATCCGGTATAAGTTCTATTATCAGGTGTACTATATTGAATTGCATTATTCAACACTTTAAATGCGTCTAGTCCTGAAAATGGTGAACTCAATGTACTAAATGCACTGTCAACTGTCAAAAATGTGTTATTGGCAATAGAAGAAACAACTTTTTGTGTTCTTGATGTTCCCACAGCAATTGTGTCGCCTATTCGGACTTGTTCAATGAATCTTGTTGATGAGCCGACAACGTTTGTTGTTGTGTTTGAAACTGTAACTGTTCCAGATAAAAGCGTTGTTCCACCAGTTTTGATTGAAGCTGGTACAATATATTTTTCTTCATTATATGTTTTATTATTTTGATTGAATAATTTTGTACCACTGAGTGTCATTTCTTGATAAAACTTATCATCAAAATTATCATTGTCATTTTCATTTAAAATTTTATAATACACTTTGATGTCTGTTCCGGCTGGGCGATTTACATCCAAATAAACAGTCAAATCTGATGCTTCAAATCCATCATTCAGTGCAACTCTTCGTGTAATATATCTACTCTCAGATGCATAGGGTAATCCTGGATTTTCCTCATTTTCAATACTGACGGTTTGACTTGCATCATTTGCTGTCAGGAAATTTGTAGTAACTGTCATGTACGTTGCATTCGCAACATTTGCAACAAGTCTATATTGATTTCCAAATTTGACGTATTCACCAGCATCTATTTCAGTATTGAACGATGTGCCTGTTCCAATAACAACATTAGATGATGCAGAATAAGTTACAGTTCCTGTAACTGCTGTTGACGTAGAATTATTGATTACAAAATCTTCTAATGCAATATTTCCTCGAGTAAGATCAATATATGGACTAATATATTTACTGTTTGTTGAAAGCGTCGATTTCAACGTGATTGATTTGATGCCTTCTGATGTTTCACTAGTAGCGTCTGAAATTTGTTTTTGTGATGTTGATATCACTCTTTCCAAATTTTTAAGTGAAAAGTAATTTCCGACAACATAAGAGCTGTCAGCGTTCCGAATTTCATAATTAATCGCAGTTTGAGATGGCACTAAATCTTCAACATTAAGTTGAAATGCTGAATACGTAATATTATCTGTAACATCAACATTACTGAAAATTGCTGTACCAGTAGATGTTGTCGAGAATGCAGCAATTTTCATTTTAAATTTGACATCTAAATTTTGCTTCACACTCCATGTGTAGTCATTTGAACTTGTAAACAAAACTCCAGCAATCAAAGCGTTATTTTTATCAATACGGACACTCACATTACTATTCGTAATGTCAATTTGGCCTAATTCTGCTGTCCATATTTCAAATTCATCGGAATTTCCATCAGGCTTCACAACAAAACAATACTCATTTCCTGGAAGCAAATAGATTGGACTATTGAATGTGAATGTTGTTGCTGAACCAGCAGCAGCATTTATATTAATTGCTGAAGATAAAACTCTAGCTCTTTCTCCACCGATGACTTTTCTTGTTGGAAATCCGTTATCCATTTCACGAATTTCAACAGTAGCACCCAAATTAGCATTTGATGATTTAGATTTAAAATATAAATCAATTGATGTTACGAAAACTCCATCAGGATAAAACGCATCATCAATATAAAAACTTTGTGCTACCGGATCAACTCTGGGTGGCGGTGGTGGTGTTGGCACCGTTCCAGTTCTCACACTTGAAACAATCACATTAGATGTAACAGTTTGAGTTTGTTTTCCAGTAAAAGTTCTCAAATTTGTGCTATCAAAACTTACGCTTGACGGCCTTGTATTTAAAACGGTTGTACTTTTAACTTGTGTTATTCCTAATGCTTGAATTGTATCTTTAGCTGAAGTTGTCGCACTAGTATCTGCATTCGTAGAACTATCAGTTAATTTAAATTCTCTTGTGCCAACATTAAATTGATTTGCAGGAACTCTAAAAATACCAATGATTTCGTTACTTTCATCAACTCTCAGTTCACCATTTTTTACAAGTGTGTATATCGTATTTAAAGCTGATGTAGGAATGTTTCCATTATTATCCATTGATTCAAATAAATTTTGAAGTGTTTTTCCTGCAACAAGTCTAATATGCTTGCAATTTGATGTGACATCAACACCATCAAAGAATGCATAAAGCCTTGATCCAGATTTCATTCCTGTTGCTTTAAAAATAAAATCTCTTGAGCGCATTTCATGTACAATAGAAATGTCTACGACTCTGTCAACAGATTTTGTATCTAATGCAGACGTTGTAATGCCAGCATTTTGTATAAACTCTCTCTGCGTATTTCTTGTAACATCTCTCGTTACACTAAAAATTCCTGAGCCTGCTACGCCCGTAGTTTCAGATCCAGTTTGTCTTGTTGTCGCTGACGTTCCTACCCAGTGTTTATTCAATGGCGCAACTTCAGTGTTCCATGCGTCAGCGAGTCTTTTCCAGTTATCAGCTTCGCCTGAATTGTCAATAACTAGATTATTTGAAGTATCTCTTACTGTATTCAACCAATTATCTGAAGGTGGTATAATTTCTAAATCGCCGATCCATGTGAAAGTCAACTCTTGTGCTAAATTAATTGGTGTAGAAGCATACGGTTGATCAATAAATGTTTCTTCATCATAAGAAAGCAATAATTTATTTCCAGATGTTTTAGTCACACCTGACGATCCTGAAGATGTGTAAGCAATACGAATTTGATTTTCGTTATTTGCATAAGCAGTTAAATATTTTTCATCACGATTAATTGCTGCACTGTATGCACTAGATGATACATCTGCAACAGATGATCCTGTAAATGCATCTACGAGAATACCGCTCTTAAATTTATCAAAGCCGTCGTCATCAAGTACAGTTTTTTCTGTTGCTTCTTTTTCTAATAAATTTAATACCGTAAAATATTCAAGTCTATTTACACGCTCTTCAATTTTACCAATATCTTTCATCGTATATCGTTTATTCTTAAATAACCGAATATCAACACCGTTTGATGGTGACGATGGATATGGAGGAACAAGAATTTCAACAAGATCCATTGTATTAGATAAAGTTGGAGGAGACAATGGAGTTGGATAGCCTGGAGAACCGTTATTAAATCCTAATTCACCCTTTGTATCCAAATAAAGTTTTGCTCTTCTACCTTTATAGAAGATCAAATCAGATTCAAAATCAGAACCTGGAAATGGTATATGTAATCCACCTGTAGGAATTTGATAACCAAGATCGTCCAAGGGATTTAAAGATGTATTTGCTGATTTAATCGGCCTAAAATCAATACAATTTCGCAAGTCAAAAGTTTTACCTGTTCTTATACTTGTGTATTTTGGAATGTTTGACGTTGTAATTGTTGTATTTGATGCAGCACTATCATTAATAGGATAAGAATCTACCGTTAGATATCCTACACCCTGTGTTGTATCATGAGAAAAATAATCATAGACTACATGAAGTCTTCCTGTAGGAGTCACACCAATTTTTGGTTTAATAGTTGCATGTTCATAACTGTTATCACGCTGACCGTTATCAAAAGTATAATTTGATGTTACATTTGTATCAGATGTTGTAGCGTTTGTTGTGAAATTTGCTGACTGATAAATTGCACGAATTTGATAAACGTCAGAGCGACCTAAGCTGTATGGTCCAACAAGGCCATTAGGATGATTACTAGGCTGCAAATTCGTATTTGCAGAAAAGTTTAACACTTTACTCATTTCTCTTGCGTCAGCACGATCCATTGTAGCAATTACTCTTGCTGTAAAGGATGCATTTTCTTTTACATTAATTTGAATTGTTCCTGGCGATGATACAACGATACTTCTTGTTACTCCTGTACCACCATTACCGCTTAAATAAATTGGTGATCCAGTAGGCAAAATTTTAGTAAATGTATTGCTTGTCGCACCAACTGTTCTATTTGATGCAAGAATTGCATGATACGCATTTGTTATGGATGCTATTCTACTTACTTCATTGTTCGCTTTAATTAAGTCACCGACGTTCAATTGTGTTGTAAATGTTGTTCCTGAAAATCCTGGTGCTGAAAGCACATTACTTCCTGCTGTTGCATTTACTGTGCCTGTTAAAGATGTAGTCTCAACGTTAGCCCCAGAGTTATTTACAATGACGAGATAGTTTTCGTTTTTCTGAGATGTTGAAAGAGTTCCTGTTCCAGTAAAAGTTTCGTCAGAATCTGGAGATGAAATTGTAGCAACACCGTTTGTAAATGTCACTGAGAAATCTTTTCTGAATCTAAATCCGGTTTGAATATTACCACTTTCATCACGAAGTGTCTTAATTGCTTCGTAGGGCAATTCAAAAATTGATTTGTCAAATGACTGTTCTAAAAGAACAGCATTGCCTGAAGAATCTAAAACAATATCAGCAAATCTTTTTGGTGTCGCTGAATCGTAAACTGATCTAACGTCAGAAAATATTTTACCAGAATTCATTACGACATCGTAAAGATATAAGTAATATCTAGCACTTGTTGTACCCGGATTACCACTTACATATTCAATTGATTTTACACGAGCTGTACCAATTTTCGTACCGGTAACTGTAGCAGTTGAAAATGCATTATTACTAATAACTCTTTGTGCTGTGTCATACAAATCTATTGATGTTGCTTCCATGAAGTCCCATGCACCAACCATTTCTTCAACTTCAATATAACTGCCAGTGTTGATTTGCGTTTTAACTTGTGAATCGTATTGAGTGTCTAAACCTTTTTCTAAACTAACACTTTCTTTAACTAAAAATTCGTTTCTGAATCCACCAACATAAGCAGTAAAAGGATCTATTTCAACAAGAAGTAAATTTGTATTTCCACCATCTCCTAACGTATATCTACCGCCGTTACCGTTCTGAGACAGGTGTTCACGAACATTAACTTTAGGATCGCTTAATGTATAATTTCCAGATTCTTCAAATGTTCTTTTTGCAATACCTTCTTCTAATCTACTTTCTACTGTTATATCTTTTCTTCTCTTTGTTATACCATTTTCAACTTCTAGAATTGAAATAAATTCATTTTCGTCAGTTGTTTCATTTAATGTTATCTTAGTCAAGACTGTATCTATTTTAAGTCTATCTGCACCAGGCGCTTGATAGTTTGGCGTACCTGCTGCATTGTCTACTAAAGTTACATCTGAAATATAATCTACATACGTTTTTGTAGGAATAAAACCAATTTTATATGAAGGATTATTTGTATACTTGTCAAGTATTAATGTCTGTGTAGTATTTTTTACAAAATGATCAGCAATGTAAACAACACCATCGCCAATGGTAATTTTTGATCCTCTGTCATATATTTTTTCGGTCGCCAATCCACTGTCAACAATATATTGCGTTGCATCCGCACTTGCGCTGTTTGCATAAGCACGAGATGTTATATTTGATGTAAAAATTAATTCTGAATTTTCAAATTTAATGGAACTTCTTTTATCTACAACATCAGTCACATTCAAAACTTGAAGTGTGCCATTATCAAGTACAGTATTAGCTGTTGTAACAGTTAAATCGCCAGTAATATTTGCGACATAAATTTTGTTTATTTCTGTAATAGGATCTGTAACCCACGCTCTAATTGTTGCAGTGTTTCCTGTTGAAAATGTAATTGTATTTCCGACAGTAAGTGTTGCCGGCGCAGTATTTACTGTTAGTAATAATGCACCAGCCGTTGTGTAATTAATGAATAGCGTTTTAGGATCTTCACCTTCAATGTCAGATACAATACCCACATACGCTTTTACGCCAGTATTTGCACCAACAACTTCTTTAAGCTCAAAATCTTCAACATCAACTTCCGCTGAATTGTATGTAGATTGAAGTTTAACATACTGCATGGCCAAATCAAGTGTTTTCTCGCAACCATCTACAATTGCGCCCTGTTTAAAGAAATAGTTCGCAAATCTTTCAATTTGTTTTTGTTGATATGTTTGCGATTGCGTAAGTTCACGTCCCTGAACAGCTCTTCCGGGAACGTAAAGCATTCTTACATATTTCTTATCTTCATCATAATCATCATAATATGGACTGACGTTTAGATTCAATCCGCCAGGATTTGTATTGGCCATATTTTTTTATCCGCAATAAATTAAAATTGAATGATGAGTTTTACGTCCTCAATTTGATCATCCGATCTAGCAATAGGAACTCTGTTTTCAACATAAAGAATTTCACCACTATAAGGCTGAAGACTTGCATTTGCAACAGCAATGATTGTACCAGTCGCACCAGATGATCCACCAGAAACACTTGCAGCATTTGCAAATGTCTTATTCAACGGCAGCGTGACATATAGATTGGGTGAAGACCATTCAACGACCGTTGCAGTATTTGATCCACTTGTAACTGTTTCATCTGCTGTGAATGTTCCTGAAATGCTACCAAGTGTATATTTAAATGTTTGTCTATGAAGAGATGATACTGCTCTGTTTGTTGTACCATAATCATAAGGATCACGAATTAATGCAACTTGTCTGAATTCATTTGCTGTGCTATGAGTATTTGATTCATTACCATCCAAACGAACATTTAACATAACATATTTGCCTCCAAGTTCCTCAATTGCATCTTTGCCATGGCCACCTTTAGGAGCAATGATTGCTCTAGCAGTCGCAGCACCTGTACTAAATGCAACAGACGCTCTTGTATATCCTGAACCAGGATTTGTAATAGTCACGTTTGCGACTGCCCCACCTGAAATTTGACAATTCGCAGTTGCTCCTGTTCCGTCGCCCGTAATTATGACACTGGGTGCTGAACCGTAACCTGATCCGCCAGATGTTACGATGATCACATCAAGACTGCCATCTACAGCGGCAGCTTGTACATCCCATTGATCTTCTCCACCGTCAGAGTCTAGTGTTTGAATTGGTATATAACCATTAGTCAAAAACTTTAATGCTTTAACTGTTGTAATGGTATACATATACTTCCATATGTATCCGTCAGCAGTAGTAAACTTTGATGATGAAACACCAGTTGGTTTTGTCGTTGACGCTGCACCGCCTTTATTGAAAAGACATTTATATACGTTATAATCTTCGGTAAGAACATAAAAATCGTCTTCAAGAAGATTTGTGTCTTGATCATCATATTGATCATAAACTGTACCTGAAGTCCAGTCATATCTAGGCACTGCATGAGTTACGTCAGAGGATGATATTCTTTTAGCAGCATAAGCATCTCTCCATGGTGTATACTCTACGTTAGCAGTGGAATTCACTGGTGTTGGTGGATTATTATCATCAGGAAATGCCGTTGTTTTACCAATAGTCATGTAGATGATAGAGTTTGATGTTTCGCTGAAACCTTCCACGAATTGTTCAGCGTTATGAATTCTGAATTTACTTGTTACAATAGATGCCATGAAAATCTCCTTAATCTTTTGGATTTTGTTTATTTATATACATTTTTTTACTAAATTTGCTTATAAGCCGGAACATTCGTAAACAAAGCGGTCGGAGCGATTGAAATGGTTAAGTTTGTGTCGCTTAAGACATTAACAATTGTCAGATATTCATTATTAGCAACTATAATGTCTCCGGATGCAAAATCAGTTAAGAAATTCGTTCCTGTTCCAGTAATAAACAATTGTTGTGTTTCAAGGGTTGAGTATGCGACTGATTCAATCGTTATATTCGCATAATCAGAAATTAAAGTGTTGGCAAATGTTGCACCAGGTCCAGAATATGTAACATTACCAGTTATTAACAAATATTTATTTGTCTCTTCTTCAATAGTTAGACTTTCAAAAGAATTAACAGATTCTATAGAAATAATTGTATCATCAGATATTGATGTTAGTGAACCATCAATATTTAAATTTGAATTGATAATAAATTCGCTAGAATTTTGAATTAAAGTATTTTCTATAAAATCAAAACTTGATATTTTAAATTCTCTTTCAAAAGCTAAATTTTCTAATGATTTGAATGATTCTATGGCAATTGTTAAAGAATCCGATATTGTCGATTCTAAAGACAAATCGCTAATTAAACTTGATTCAATCGCAAGTTCAGTATATGTTGATATGATTTCAGCATGTGCTTCAGATTGTTTAGCTATAACATATTCCGGTAATATTGTCGCACCAACATCTATTAAATCATATAATTCTATGACTGACGGCGATATTTCAATTTCTATCGTGTCAGTTGTAATAATTGAAGATACATCAATAATACCGCCGTTAGCAGTTGAAAGAAATGTAATTGTAAAATTTTTAACGTCAGAAATGAAATCTGATGTTGCAATCAAATCACTAATAATTAAAATTTCACCGAAGAATTTTAAACCAGCTGGATGAATAATCTCTTTAATGATATTTGACCAACGATCAATTGTTAAACCTGTGCGAATAACATACGAAAAGTTTGAATAAAAATCAGAATCTTGAATAATTTTATAATCAATTTTACCATCATCATTTATCCATACGCCTTCTGTCGTTCCAATACCAGTAACGATTGGCGTTACGTTTGCACTACCGTCTCCAGATGATGCTAATGACGCTGTAGTATTTGATGTATTATAACTGATACCGAAATCGATAATTCTAATTGCACGAATTGAACCAATCCCAGCTATGTTATTTGCAACATCTATAGTAACGTTTGCTCCAGAACCTTGAATTCCTGTTACAATTAAATTTGCATTTGATCCTGTTGTTGATGATACTGTAATGCTAGGCAAATTTGCTGATGTGTATCCATCACCAAAATTAGTAAATTCAATTCTACGAATAGGTCCTAGAACGTTCCAATCTTCTGTTTTAATGACATCATCGTAGCTGTCCTCGGACAACATTTCAAAACCGTCTTCAAACAAGAGAGTATTTGAGTAAGAAGCATTTGCAGAAATAGATGCGACTTGGCCAGCAGCATTTGCGCCAGAACCGCCTGTGATAATTAATGTATTACCTACACCATAATCTGATCCAGTGTTCGCAATTGTCACTAGTTTGTCTGTCAATAGACCGAGCGATGAAATTACTGTATCAGTTAATGTGATTGTTGGCGCACGATAATAATTTTGACCACGATTTAGAATTGAAACTTTAGATGTTTCACCAACTGTGTATGTTGTTGCGCCCGTGTTGACTGTATATGTGTTTGCTAAACCAGTGACACGAATAACTAAATCAGATCCACCTGTTCCAGAATTGTTGATAACAGCTTCAGTGTTTAATCTATATCCATGCCCAGGCGTATTTACAGTAATTGCTGATATGGGCGATTGTTTAATTGACGATACTTCAGCTTCAGCTTCAGAACCCGTATTACTTGTAATAACAACCTTGTCACCAATTGCATATTCAGAACCACCGTCATTAATTGTAAATCCTGTCACCATACCATATACGGTAGTATTGCTTGTCGGCGTATCAAGAATTTCTATGGTTTCACCAGCTTCAAATGTTCCGGATACAAGTTTAAGCGTGATTTCAGCTACTTCAATTGAACCGATAAAAAATAATTTAATATCTATCACATTCGCTAAAGCATTTGAAGTCCTGCCGCTTATTGTTTGGCCGATGTAATCAAATATATTAGATTTAACTTGAGCACGAACAATTTGAGTTCTTTCAAACTTTCCGTCTGACACACGAAGAATATCTTCGCCTGGATATCTGAGTTCAATATCTTCATTAAATAATGCTCTGAAAAGAAACTGATAAGATTTTTCGTTACTTTTAGATTCAAAAAAATCTCTAAACTTTCTCGCTATGAATCGCTTATCAACTTCTAGTTTACCAGGCAAGCTTGAATATAATTCAGATTTTAAGTATTTAACATATTTGTCTACTGCTTTTTCTGTATTGCGATAATTTAATATTTCACCACTAGCACGAATAACATTATCTTTAATAGAAATGATCGTTGCAGTGGCTCCACTTGTGCTGCCCGTTACTGTTTCATCAAGTTCAAATGGTATAATTGATTTAATTTTTACAACTATTTTTCCTGTAGGCAATTGCTTAATGATTGCTGTTGCGCCGGAAATTGATCCGACGATTGTTTCATCCCTTTGAAATGTTCCTATTAAATCATCAATATTGAAAGTTGATGTTTCAAGCCATTCATAATAGGCCTGCAAAAACAATAAAAATAATTCCGAATCTTCTCTTAACTCATCCGTAATGAGATTTGAGATATTGAAGGACGGATTAAACTGAGCGAGATTCATCTATTTACAAGGCTATATGTTCTATCATCCACCATTGTAACTGATATATCTTCATCACGAATCGCAATAATTTGATTTCTGAGTGGTAAGATATCTGGATCACGGGAAAATGCTGTAAGTTTTAGAGTATTGCCTCCGTCAGCAAAAGCAGAAGGGGAAAAACTTGACAAGATAATTTTACCTGTTGTATAATTGAGTGTTCCCGCATCATTATTGACTGCTATTTTATCAGGACCAGATACTCTATAGATTCTAATGATTCCGTTATTTTCTTCTAAGAAGCATCCTGATAAACCATTTATCGTAAACTCATTAGAAGACAACTGATTACCTACGCCGTAAGGATGACTAGAGGGTCTTCCATTAGTTGATGAATTGATTGGATTAGAAAATCCAGTTTCATATCTTACTGATTGATTTAGCTGAATGTCAACTTCTTTTCTCATTCTGACACTCAAAATGTTATTTAGTATAGCACGATCTGACGCATCAATCAATCTTGATAATTTTGAATATCTAAAATATTTTGAGAATTCATTAATATTATCGTCATTATAATCTATAATAGTTTGAATGATTTTAGCTTTTATACTTGCAGCAGTTATAGAAGTTATTGTCGCATCATACTTTGCTAATACGTCAATCAACAAATAGATATATTCTGGATCAACAAATTCTGTACCTATAGTTACAATTTTTTTAGGTTTAATGATTGTTTCAATTAAAATATTCTTTTCTGACGCTGTGAGCGTTTCACCAACAGAAGGTTTTGCTGCTACATAAACTTTGCCAAATGCTGGTGGATCATTATCTTCACCGCCCCAAACGGAAACTGATGCAATATTAGATTGTTTTAAAAGTAAAGCTTTATAATCGTCAACAGTGACTACTCTATTTTGAGCTTCATAAGACTTTGGTGCTGAAAATTTAATCTTATTGATACTCTCTCGCTCAGATCCTCCAGCTGCAGGATCTGAAGATATAAAAGCAATTCCTGTAATTCCGTCAACGGCCGCTGCATATGAAATATTTTGCACATCATTTGCACCAGCGCCGCTTGAAATTAAATATTCTATAACGACAACGTTTCCATTATCTAATTTTTTACCTATGACATCATCGCCAAAAAATATTTCATATTGACCATTTTCAACTTCTTCAATGAAATAAACTTGAGATGTGCCTTTAATTTCTGTTAAGTTTTCGGCTAATGTAAACAATCTACTAGCTGAACTAGATACAGAATCTAAAACATTAATACTAATCGTTGAAGTGTCAATGTCCGTGTTAGGAATTAAAAATCTTTGTTCAACATCAGATAAATTTACTGTAATTCTTTGATTAATATATCGACCTTCTTTCAGTGTAAGATTGCCAATGTATGCACCTGAAATTGGACTTACAACTGTAGACTCAACTGTATTGAATGTATAAGTTACACCTGATATTGATCCAGTAAATGATGTATAAGCAGGAACTGTGATTGAAGCTGGAGTTCCAGTGACGCTAATAAGTGCTGTTCCGGTAATTGTCGCTGAAGTTTTTGATTTTGGTACATATCCCAGCGATCTAGCTAAATTTACAACAGAATTTCTTTTTTGTGCAGTAGACAAAAAAGCTTCATTTGCTACCATATTTAAGTAAAATGAATTATAGTATGTGTTATAAGCAAGTACGTCTAGAAGAACTTGCATACCAGATGCGTCAAAGTTATAATCTCTAAATTGATCTTGCGACTTTAAATAGCTGATGAAATTAGCTTTGATACCCTCAAAGTTAAGGTCGTCTACTTTAAGATCCGATAAAAGCGCCATTATGCCACCTTCTTAATAGTTGTTTCTATATTTCCTATAATATTTACATTTCTAATAGTATAATTGACTTGTATTTCAATGTCCGTATCGTTAATAGTGCTACGAATACTGTTTACAATTACTCTCGGCTCATGTCTTGATATGGTTTCGTAAAGTTCTCTATTCAAACTATCTTCAGCAAATGGCCCACTTTGAAATAGATAATTAAAAATGTTTGATCCAAAATCTGGACGAAATGGACGTGTTCCTTTTTTTGTTCGGATAAGATTTGAAAGTGATCTTCTTATTGCAGCATCATCCGTTAAAGGAACTACATCACCGCTTACTGGATGCGGTGTGAAATTTAAATTTAAATCTTTATAGAAAACTAATTTTGCCATTGTTTATTTATGACGCCTTTTCCGCAGTTTTGGTATCTTGGATTTCTTTTCTTCTTTCTTTAATTGCTTTTGCGATTTCAGCAAGTGCTTTTCTGGCCCTTGTTCCTGCTGCTTTGTTTCCTTTTTCCTCAAACTTTGCATTTTCTGCTAAGTATGTGTCAAAAAGATTGATTAAATTTTCATGATTTGTCATATGATTATTCCTTTTATATTGATTTAACAAAACTGCCGGTGAAAGGTGATGATGGTGTATTCGCCGTTCCGTACGTTGCGCTATTAATTCTATTGAGTGCAGCTGTTGCTGTTCCTTGTGCAGCATCTGCTGCTGTTTTTGCAGCATCTGCTGCTGTTTTTGCTGTATTTGCTTGATTGTATGCAGCTTTTGCAGTATCTAGAGCTACATTTGCAGTATCCCAAATTCTCTGAACGTTTTTAATTAAACCATATAATTGATTAAAACTTACATTATATTGGTTTGTATTAAACTCTATATCAGTGCCCGATGCAATTTTAATATTGTTTGAAGAACTATAATCACGCACTTCAATATAATGGCCGTCTTTTGATTTGAGTTTAACTCCTCTAGCACTTGTCACATCAGACATTTCAAGCGAATGTCCTAATTTTGATGTAAGTGTAACTTTTGGGGTAGCTGTTACATCAGACATTTCAAGCGAATGTCCTAATTTTGATTTAAGTGTAACTTTTGGGGTAGCTGTTACATCAGACATTTCAAGCGAATGGCCTGAATTTGATGTAAGTGTAAGTGACTGTTTTGTTTTTACTGTTGAAGTTGGATTTGAAGATGGCGGCGGTTCATCTATAAATGTTAATTTATGACCACCACTTGAAGCTAGTTCAACATAAAAATTATCTACAGGTAATCTAGTGTCATTAAATATTAAGTAATGGCCACCAGAGCCGAAGCTTCCAGTATTTGATTTCAGGGTAATATTTCGTGTATCCTTTTTAGTTATTGTATTATATCCGTCATTGAAAAGTAATTCTCTTTTTTCATTAGATTTTAGTGATAAAAATCTATTTGAAATTGTATTTTTGATTCTTGTTTCTTCAGTTCCAGAATTATCTGTTGTTTTTACAATTTCCGATATATTATTATCATTCATCAATAACTCATGGCCTGAATTTGATGCTAATGAAATATATTTGTTTACAGATTTACTACCAGTCCTTAGAGTATTACCATCACTCAATATTAAGCCGTGACCTGAACTTGATTTTATCCACATCATTTCAGCATTCGGTTGATCATACATTAATACAAAATGCCCTACTCTATCATAAGCTTGAGCTTCTGATCTTGATTGCCACACTATAGTATTCGCTAAATCAAATTCATTAACTCCAACTTTTCTTATGTAACTTTGCAGTAAATTAAAATTTCTAATTACTGAGCCAGTTAAAGTATCAACCTCTATCACCTTCTCCGTTACAGGATCTACTGGTTTAATATATCTTCTTGGAGGTGCTCCAAAATAATCTGCACCGGATGAAGAAACCGCCGCAGGAAAATATCCTAAAACAGCTGGTTCTTGTGCTGTTTGGCCGTCTAAGAAAAAACCAAAAACCCAATCCCCTAAATTAGGTGCGCCATACAAATTTGGTGTATTGAGTGGATGAATAGGAATTGCCCACGGCAAATCTTTGACGGGGACACCTTTGTCTATAGGTTCATATTCTTCAATGATTTTCTTACCATCTTTATCTAATACAAAATCACCGTCAGGATATTCTTTTCTTTTTTCTCTTCGCAAAATGATTTTTTTAGGATGATATCCAAAACATCTAACTTTCATTCTACCCAAAAAACTACTATCTTGAATGTCTTCAACGACACCAATCCACCAAACAAATCCATCTTGACCTAAAAAATTTCTCATTTAACCTCTATGTTTAAAAAATTGTATTCTTCGTTCTTGCTTTGCAACCCATTCATCGGATGGTTTACCTTCGCCATCGTAATATGCTAAAGGCTTACCAGTTTTTTTTGAGACTAAAGCCCATTTGCCATTCACTTGTTTGAGCACCTCTGAAATCTCTACACCAAACACGGCTTCTTCCCATTCTTCTTGCGATAGCGGTGCAGCATTATTGATATGTTCTTTGAACCGCTTCATAGTTTGTCCAATTCTGCTGTGTCTAACGATCCAGGAGGCACATTATCTTTAATCCAACTAAACAATTCTTTTTTGATTTCAACTGATGTATTCATTGGTTTACCCGGTCTCTTTAGCGTCAGATATTTAAAATCTTTCACAACTAAATCATTCTTATCATATTTGCCCATGTTCTTGTAGGGCTTGTTTGTTTTTGGATCAATCCAAACAATTGTGTTCTCACGATTGTTGAGAATGACATAAAAACCACCGTCTACATCTTTAGGCAATCCAGCCTTTGTTAAATCAAACACAGTTCTCGCTGCACCTTGATGTGTCTGAAGAAGAATGTCATCAGGCACAACTCTTGATCTTTCACTGTTATTTTTCATAGCGACTTGATAATTTGTGAGCACCCAACTGATATGTATACTCTTCGGATCGTAGCCCATTTTGATGAGTTTCGGAACGTAAGTATTCAAATCATCCATATCTTTGAACGTTGTATCAAATATAATATTAGGTAGCTTGCCTTGCTTTGCGCCGTCGAGCATCATGTCAATGAGTTTATCTTTAGCACCTGTCGCACGAACTAGCACATGAAGCGCAAAGACATGCTCAGGTGTTCTAAGATTTAAATTCTTCATGCTGTAGTCTCTGTCAATGACTTGCTTTTGGACAATCTCCATTTCATGAGGCTTAATCTTGCTGCCGTATTTGGCTAACAATTGCTTCATCGTAAACTTATTCAGATAGTCTAGTTTCTGAAACGCCATTTTCAATTCGTCAACGTCAATGACTTTGAACTTAGGGCCTTCCATGAAATTGGAAATTGCAAAGCCCTTGCCACTGCCAGCACCGCCTGCTAAGAAAACAACTTGGCCATACGCTTTGCCGCCGTTGTAGACAATTTGTTTTTCTTGAAGCTGATTCGCATATTCATATTCTTTTTTATGAAAAAATTCTGAAAAATTTAATTTCATCATAAGATTCCCTTAAGTTATTTTTGCTTTTATTTTATCTATTTCAGTTTGTTTTAAGTATGTTCCTGATGTTGAATTTACACTTCTAATTTCACCAAAATTTGCTGAAATAGTGTTAATTGAACCAGGATAAAATAGCACAAAAACTTCGCCGTATGTGATGTCTGGAAATAATAATTTAATCAAATTTGCCAAAACTGAATATGAATTTCCTGAATAATTTCCGGATGCATCAATCGTAATACCCAATCCTAATATAATTTTTTCAGTTGCATCATCTGGAAAACCAGCAAGACTTCCTGTAGTCTGACGGCGAAGATTATATATTTGTCCGTTGATAACTTTGGAATATACAGCCTCTTTAGCTTTATTAATATTATCAATTAATGGAACTTCAGCTTTTATGTTGTTTATGATGTAGTCCCTGGTAAACTGTGATGACTGACTTTGACCCTGAGATGGTGACACAATAACACCTTGCGCCGTTTGACCAGTGAGTAAATTTACTGATGAAGAACCTCTTGCAATATCAATTTCCTTTAAATAATCATTTCCTACAATCATGTGCTTTACTTCAGTTACAATATAAGAACCTGAATAAATTTTATCATCTTCAATAGCTGAATTTTGCGGATCTAATGTTTTCTTTTGTTGAGAAGGCATTCTAAAGTTGATTATATTACCGACTCCAATGGCATTTGAGCCACCCTCAATCGTTAATCTTAATTTAAAAATATTTTTTGATATTTGACCTATAATATTAGTTGGCAACCATTCAGACTTAGACGTTATTTCCGAACCAAAACCTGCATACTGTGTAGCACTATAAATTAATTTTTCACCAGGTGCTTCTGGTTGTTCATACTCATTAATAAAATCATTAGTTGCCTCAACTGGTTTATAAAGATCAAAAATAGAACCTTTGGCTATCAGAGGTTCAGCATAAAAATCGTCTGTAGCTGATTCCACACGCTTTCCATAAAGCGTAAAAAATGATAAATAAGATTTTGTTGCGGCATCTATACTTGTTATTCGTAAATTATAAAATCCAGTCATCATAGCATCAATATGATTAAATCCTGACAATTTTACGACTTTATTTGTTCTAAGTACGTTGTTTGTTGAGCCTTTTTCAATGTTGCCGAATATTGTTGGAGAATATACTATAGTATAGATATCATTTTTGTATGTATTTTTACATGCATTAACGATTTTATCAATACTTCCAAAAAAATGTGAATGCACTACGGTTTTCCTTTGATTGTTTTCTATGATTTCTGATGTTGTCGGAATCAATCGTTCATAAAAAACAAAAAATTCTGAATGAGAAAATCTTTTTGCTAGATACTCAAGTGCTTTAAATGGAGTTAACCCAGGAGATATAAAAGCTCTATTTAACTCTGTTTTAATTTCTTGAAAAATCTTAATTCTATGTAAATCACTCATACTAACTCTTTTATAAATATCTTCAACAATTTCATTCATTTTTAATTTTTGTATTTCTGTATTGCGTTTTTTTGTTGTTGTATCATATAATATTTTTTCTACTTGAAAATAACTTTTAAATAATCTCTTTTTCAAAGATTTTAAATATGATTCTGTTGTAAAATATAATGTATACACGTTTACCAATGTAATATCATCAATAGGACTTTCAGATATTCTATGAACAATAAAGTCACCTCTAGTAATGATTGGTGTGCCTTCTGAATTTGACAAAATAATTGTAATTTTTTCGCCGCCTGAAATTAAATATTTTTCAAAAAAACCTTCTGTATCAACAATTGTTATTTGACCTTCTAAAGCAGAAGAAAATAAACTTTCATAAATTATAATTTCTTTATATCTTCCGAGCAAATCAATAGCGTCAGCATTAGGATTATTCGGTTTAAGTGCGATAGCGTCAACAAGAATTTTACCGGCAATTCTGTCTTTTATTGCACCTATGTTACCCGTATATAATATTTTATCTGACATGAATTATCCAATAAATGGAATTTTTTGTGAATTTAGATTTGTCTGAATTAATCCTACAAGCTCTGGTCTAATGAGTTTAATTTTAGATTTGTTTATGTTCATTCTGTATTCATATTCATATAAGGTTTCAAACGATCTGTTTGTTGGCGATAATGATGTGTATGTAGTGGCATCTATGATGTCATTGTATTGATTATAATAATATTTAATTGTTGATTGTGCTGTTGCGAGTGATCCGTATTTTTCTATGATATAATTTATAAATGTTTCACTTCCTTTAGGCCACTCATCATATATGTTATGTATGTCGTTTGCAGCTAACACAATCCAATCTAAATCTTGATTGCCATAAAATTCATATGCAACTTGATCAGGTCTTTCGTTATCTCTTACAATATAGGGTGTATATGAAATTCCTCTATATGAGTTTATAATATTTTTTATTTTTTGAGATGAATGAATATCAACACCGACGATTGTTTCAGTGTCATTTACATTATAATTTATTGTTTGATAAAGATTAAAATATGACATGATTGATAGTTATTAGTTGTTATATGACGATCTTATCTTCTGTTACATCATTAGCAGTTTGAAGGACAGCTTCACGTAAAGTTAAATTTAAAGTAACTTCAGAAGGATATGGCGTAGTTCCTTCAAAAAAAACCATTTTATTTTGAGAACCGTATGTGACTGCAACATTTGTTATAACACAAAGTTTGCTTGAAAATAGAGTGGCTATATCTTTACCCTCAAAAAGTTTCAAGTCCATTGTACACATATCCGGATATCCAAATGTAAATGGTGCACCAGCTGTCGCTGTAGATAAATTAGATCCGGAAATTATTGCTGGCGCTTCACTCGTATTATCAGTTTGTCCTGAATTCACGGCATTTTGATTTGTTGTCGGTGTAAGATCACCTCGCTTAGGCGATGACGCATATTTAAATCTTTTGATGATGTCAATCATTGCTTCAGCTTCCTTTTGAGTTGTGGGTCTCATTGTAAACGCTGGCGTAAATTGTCTAAAGTTTGGTCCCTGATAAATCAATTGTTGAAATGTGTTAAACATTTGTCGTGTAAGAAATTCTACTTGTTGCTTTCCAGTGGCTCCTGCTGACGCTACATACCCCGCAACATTTCCTACACCTCCAATTAATTGTTTTGTCAGTGCTTCTACAAATGACGATTTTACAGATGATATTGCGTTCAATGCGCTTTCCGTGCCTCCTGGAGTGCCAAAAATGCCTTGAGTTTCTTGATAAGGATTTGATAATGCAGTGTCAAAAGATCCATTCATCCTTATATAAATAGTAGATTTGTCACGAGGTTCTCCCAACGAACCATAAAAATTAAATTGCATATAAGGGACAGCGAATTCCTGATCTTTTGAATATGAATGAGATGTGTCCTGCCCAGCAATGGGTACGCCAAATGCAAGTAATTTAGTATATCCAATAGGGGTACTAGTAAAATTTGGCTTAAAATTAGTTGTTGTCATTTTTTTCCTTACTATTTTTTATATTATTTATGTCATATAAAGGCCGTTACATACCACACAATTATCAAAAATATAAAGGTGATCCCACAAACATCATCTATAGAAGTCTTCTGGAAAGAAGATTTATGATTTATTGTGATACAAAAGATTATGTTTTGGAATGGAGTTCTGAAGAATTTCAAATTCCCTATGTGTCTCCGATTGACAATCGTTGGCATAGATATTTTCCAGATTTCTATGTAAAATATCGTGACAAAAATCATAAAATTAGAACTTGCTTAGTTGAAGTCAAACCACATTCGCAAACACAAGAGCCTAAGAGACAAACAACATCTACTGGCAAAGCGACACGAAGATTTATTACTGAAGTTAAAACTTGGGGTGTCAATCAAGCTAAGTGGAAAGCAGCAACAGAATTTTGTCTAGATAGAAAGTGGGAATTCATTTTACTCACTGAAAAACATCTGAAATGATGTATAAATAGTTTATTATGGCTATTTTCGACAACATACTACAACAAGGCGCTAAACAAGGAATTATTCCCGCAAGAACTAAATTTGCAAGGGAATGGTATCGGTCGGCTGCTGAAGATTTGTATAAAAGAAGAGTTTCGTCTGGAGTCTTATTGAGAGATGAAACACGATTGACTGATAGTATCATTTATGGATATATGTACAGTTTTGTATATGATCCGAAATGGAAAAATGAGTTGCCCTATTATGATACTTTTCCTTTAATTTTTCCCGTCGAGTTAGAAAAAAATGGATTCCTTGGAATTAATTTTCATTATTTACCACATGTGTTAAGAGCTAAGTTAATGGATGCATTATATACAACAGTAACAAATAGAAAATATGATGATACGACGAAAGTTAGAATATCTTATGATATATTAAAAGGTGTTTCAAAATTTAATGTTTTCAAACCCACACTCAAAAGATATTTGAGAAGTCATATTCGCTCTAATTTTTTACAGATATCATCAAAAGAATGGGATATCGCTTTGTTTTTGCCAACAGAAAATTTCAAAAAGCTATCAAAAGATAAAGTTTGGGCAGAATCTAGAAAGGCTATAGTATAATGTCATCATCAACAACTCCAACGACAACAACTCCACCGACAACAACTCCGCCTCCAGTTTCGCCGAAATCATTTAGCATAACGGATTTTAGAACGAAGATAGGCAATATTGTAAGGCCTAATCTTTGGTATGCAGAACTTACCTCTGGAGCGACGGGTACATCAACTACGATTAGCAGTATGCCCAATTTCGGTTTTCGCTGTGAATCTACAACGCTTCCGGGTAGAACAATTGCGACAATTGATGATGTAGGTTCTGGTCCACCTCTAAAACTGCCCTATGATATGAATTATGCTGATATAGAAATAACTGTTATATGCTCAAGTGACATGGCTGAAAGAAAGGCGTTTGAAAGCTGGATGGATTCTGTCGTTTCCAGGTCAGGAAGAGTTAATTATCATTCATCTTATGCAAGAGGAAATATGCTAACTCTTAGCCAGCTTGCTGAGAATGGCACAACCTTAATTACTTATAACTTGATGGACGTATATCCCATACAAATTAGTGCTATGAATTTATCTTGGGAAGATTCAAATACATACCAACGTTTTACAGCAACCCTGTGTTATAGACAACACAAAATTTCATAATTTTTGAGGAGATTATTATGCCTTTACCTAAAATTAACGCACCCATTTTTGAATTGAATTTGCCATCTACAGGTAAACCAGTCAAATATCGTCCTTTTCTTGTAAAAGAACAAAAAATTCTTATGCTCGCAATGGAAGGTGACGAACAGACATCAATCGTTACAGCAATTAAACAGATTATTAATAACTGTGCGATTGATCCTGTTGACGTTGATAAACTTCCAACATTTGATTTAGAATATTTCTTTACAAGACTTAGAGCAAAATCAATTGGTGAAAAAGTTGATTTAAGAATGCGTCATCCCAATAACAAAAATGCAAAGGGTAATGAATGTAGGCACGAAACTTCAGTGTCATTCAATCTTATGAATTTAGAAGTATCTAAGAAAGATGGACATACTGAAAAGATTGTTCTAGATGAAGAAACCGGTGTAGGTGTTAAAATGAAATATCCTACAATGGAGGGTGTTTTAGTTAAAGATGCTGAAAAAATGAGTCAACTTGAAGTTGCAACTGAAGCAATGATCAATTCAATTGAATTTATTTTTGATAAAGAAGCAGTTTACAATCGTGACGATTACACACGAGCCGAACTCAAAGAATTCATTGATAATTTATCACAGACACAATTTGAAAAATTAGCACAATTTTTTGATACGATGCCTAAATTAAAACAAGAGATTAAATGGAAATGTTCAGGATGTGAAGAAGAAGAAAGTGTTACGCTTGAGGGTATGTCAAGTTTTTTCGTATTTTGATGGGGCATGAGTCGTTAGCTTCGTATTATAAAACAAACTTCGCTCTCATGCATCATCATAAATATAGTATCGCTGAGTTAGAGGACTTAATTCCTTTTGAGCGTGACATCTATGTATTGTTGTTGTCTCAGCATTTAGAAAAAGAAAATGAAAGAATGAAAAGTCAACAATCGTCACGAAGGGGTTAAAAAATGGCTGAAGAACAAAAACCAGAAAAAGAAGAAGGAAAGCCAGCTGAAGACTGGATGCAAAAGAAATGGCGTCCAATGATGGGTTGGCAATATATGTTTGTCTGTGTTTTTGATTTTGTTGTATTTCCTATCATGTTTACGATTGTTCAGTTTTGGGAAACACAAGCTGCAAATGATGCATTTCGGCAATGGATACCACTGACACTTAGTAACGGTGGTTTATATCATCTAGCGATGGGTGCAGTTCTAGGTATCACAGCATGGTCACGTGGCCAAGAAAAAATGGCAGGCGTAAATACTTCATCAACGACAAGCAGTATGGGTATGAGCGTCGGCGGTGGAATGGGTGGTGGCATGATGACAAATTCCTCGTCTAATAACATGACAATGACTAGAACATATGACACTGTTACACCAATTATGCCATCTCAATCATCGCCATCATACATGCCGTCTACACCAAGACAAAATTCAGGACCTGGTGCACCAAATCTAGAGAGAATGCGTCAAGCTGATCCAGATAACGTCTTTGAACGTGGATAATTAAAATGGCTAACATGGCCCAAAATTTCATTAGTGGAATGAAGGGTGCGTTTCTTTCCGAAACGCCCGCCGTTGGTTATGCTATGAATGCTATTTCAAAATTTGAAAAGACAGGAAAGGAAAACACAAAAGTCCAGCAGAAGAGCAATGTCATAAATCTTGACATGGCGAGAAGTCTCAAAAGCATCAATTCAGCAATTTTAGATCAGAGAAGAATAGCAGCAAATGCAGCAAAACGTGCTGAACAAGAAGCTGCATTTGCTGAAGAAGTTGAGCGTGAAAGAGTATTGCGTGACGAAAAACTTTTAAATGAAATTAAAAAACTTAGAGAAGCAATTGAAAAAATGTCTGGAGGCGCTAAAGGTGCTGACGGAAAAGATAGCATTCTCGGTTTCTTAGGTGGTCTTGCTGGTCTAATTCCTCGTGGTATTAGTGGTCTGATGCGTGGCATAAGAGGCTTGCCGGCAATCTTTAGCGGAATCACTGATGCATTCAAAAACATAAAAATTCCTAATGTAAAAGGAATTTATGACGATCTATTTTCAAAAATATTCGCACCATTTAAAGACATAAAGTTACCGAAAACTGCTGAGTTGTTCAGTGACATTTTTAATAAACTATTTGGATCTTTCAAAAATATAAATTTTGCAGACGAATTTGCAAAATTTAGTCCATTCAAAGGAAGTCTAGACAATCTTTTCAAAGGTGTAGAAGATTTCTTCAATAAAAATGTTTATAACAAAGCGTTAATTACATTTGCGGTTGTTGGCGACAAGTTTGACGAAATCGCAAAAGCATTCAAAGAATCTAGAATCGGCGGTGTTGTTGACGAAATTGGCACATTCTTTAAAGGTGTAGGAGATTCTTTCAATACTAATGTTTATAACAAAGCGTTAATTACATTTGCGGTTGTTGGCGACAAGTTTGACGAAATCGTTAATACATTTAAGCAATCTAAAATCGGCGGTGTTGTTGACGAAATTAGCGGTGCTATAAAGCAAGCATTTAGTGGAATTGGAGATTTATTTAAAGCTGGTGATGTTGCTGGTGATGTCGCTAAAGTTGGTGGTGGTATAGGATTTATATCAAGTTTCTTCAAAGGAATTAGTGACGCACTAGGAAGTTCATTGAAATTTGTCGGTGAAGTGCTTGACATAACACCAGTTTTAAAAACAGCAGTAAAAGTTTTAGGGC